ATCCAAGAGGGGGGGTGCTTTGAGCGACACCCTCCCCCCTATCTCATTAAACGTCCCTCGATACCTTCTTATGTATTCCAAGAACATTCATCTCTACGATCTCATCAACTGCATCGTTGATGGCTTGACGTTGATCAGTTTCTGAAAGATCATTGGAAGTCTTAACTATTCTTGCCAAAAGGCCAGGCGTAAAGTATCCAGCGTTTCTGTCAAACGAAAACCATTCCTCCCACTGAGTGAAAGGATCATAAGGATTGTCGACAGTAGTTAACATGTATTCCTGCATGATCCTCCTTCCTACTTAATACCCTCCTTGAGAGTCGTGAGAGAAACACCCAATTGATCGGCTACTTCTGCTTGGGTGAATCCAGAAGCAAGCATTCTGCGGGCACGGGCGGTCTTAGCGGGAGTCATTGAAAGCTTACTTCTAGGGGTGGCTAGTTCTCGAACTCTACTGTCATCAGCATTAGCAAGAATCTTAGTGAGTTCGTTGTTACTAATAGCCCCAGCTTGAATGGCATCCCATTCAGAATCAGTTATATGTATTCGATCTTTTCGGGCGCCGGTTCTTGCACGAGCTTCTTTCAAAGCTTTTGACTTTAATTTCTTAAAATCGGCGGGATCTAGATCGGGGTTTGACTGGCGTTTCATTGCGACATGGGCGTTTGCTATGAGCTGGGCGTTTCGTTCGACGGGGGCGTTTCTTAAAGCAATGTTCAACTTAGCACGAAGGGTCTCAACTTGTTTGGCGTAGGTTGCTTTGGCAGTGGGGGACCACTTAGTATTACCAGTAGCCACCATCTCACGCCGTGCTTGGTTGGCCATAGCTTTCAAACGATTAGAATGATCTGCATAGATGGACTCTATCTTGATTCCAGAGGACAAGGTATGAGCATCGTCAGTCTCAGCTAACTTCTTTGATTGAGTCTTAGCTACTACTACCTTACCGTTACGCCCAACGAATTGTTCCCCAGTAGGCTCAAACACACGCTTACCAGTAGCTTTATCAATAGGTCCACCTTTAGCTGCAGATCTAGGCTTTCGATTAGGTACATCTATTCTAGACTGTGCTCTAGAGATTAAAGTTGCTGCTCCAGCATCCGACTTACCTTGGTACTTCTGTTTCAGTTGTGAAATTCCATTATCAATGGCAGATTGCTTATAGTTGAGATCGTGTTTCTCAGCATCGATAACAACCATAGAGTGGCGAACAGCTCGCGCGATCTCACTGTGCGATGCACCCTTGATTGTCATATCGGTAATGAGGTTGGATACGTCTCCCATCTCAAAGCCCTTCTTCTGGGCTGACATCTTTGGCATACCTGAGTAACCAGGATACGAAGAGATGGGATCAAAGTTCTTCAATCCATCCAGAGCGGGAGATGTCTTAATCTTTCCGCCACTATTAGGAATCACCAGTACTGCATCCCCATCGAAGTCGGCACCAGACAGACGCTGTGCTACCTTGTGATTGATACCAACAGCATCTGGCGCATTACCTAGAAGACGCTTAGCCTCTGCATTTCTATTGTTTACTGTAAGTTCTGGAATCTCAAAGGTTCCCCCATGTGGGTGACGAATCAGAACAACTTTCTCTCCGTTACGATACCCTGGGGCATAGACCTCATTTACCTTCATAGAATTCACAGGAAGAATGACATGACTAGCTTGCCTTGGCAACGCAGCAGCCTTAAGATGCACAGCTGCAGAATCCGCTTCATCAGAAAACTCTTCAAGAAGTTTCTTTCGAACGGCAGGATTTGTTAAAGAAAGAATCTCATCTAATTCACGCCTCTTTCTTTCCGTCACCATATTTAATTGTTCTCGTGCCAGGGTGGGGCTTTGTTTTGAAAGTACCTGAGACGAAAGACTTCGAGACCAGGTATCCCAAGTTCCTGCTTCATTTACCAAATTCATAGAAGAAGCAACTTTCTTTCCACCCTTGCCGTCATCTTCCAATACTTGACGACGAATCACTGAACCAAATGGTAGATCAGGATCAATCTCGCCAGTTTCCTTATCTCTTTTCAATTCTTTCAATGCGTCTAGCTTATGTCCAGTGTTTGACTTACTTGTATTGAATTGAAGATCTACGCCTGGTGGTAGATCATCTTTGTACATGGCCATACCTTTAATGAAGTGCGTATCATCAATAACAATACGAACTTGAGCATAATTCGTTCCGCCAAGAGAGACGTCTTTCACTCCACGTCGAACATAGATAACACCATCAGCCTTATTTCCACCATCTTCAGAATACTTTACATCCAAACGTTTTGAACTAATAGATAGTGGCGGATGAAACACTTCGTAAGTTCTCCCACCATCCTGTGAGTATCCGGCAATGGCATGGATCTTATCTTTATTACTCACAATATCTCGGTATGTAGTTCCGTGGGGAGCCAGAACTTTGATGGTAGTCTTACCAGTAGTCCCAAGTTGATCGATCTGAACTGAATGAACCTCGTAACCTTCTTCTTTCAAACGAGCTATAGCAGTATCAAGTCTAGTGCGACTAATCCCGATGTGAGGAGCTCGTTCCACACCGACGCCGACATCAATGTAACCGTGCTGATCTACTTGATCCTTAAGCATGTTTGAAGTAGCTACAAGAATATCCGCCTTATCCTTCTGGCCGGGTGCGAGAAGAGCACGGACAGATGATTCATTAAGATTCATTCTCTGACCGATGGCTGTATTTGACCAGCCCTTATCTTTGAGTCGCTGAGCTTGTGCAATGCTAGCCTGTTTGGCTTCATTCTTCGCAATGGAGTTAGCTGCTCGAAACTCAGTGGTAGTCCAAGGACGACCGTTCTCTGCATAAAGACCAAAGCCTTCTGCAATCTGTGGATCCGAAAGACCCTGCTTCCTTAACTCTCGAACGTGATCCAGAAACGATCGACTTCGTACTGAAACGTCACCTCCTGACCCCCACGGATAGCGACCAGAGCGTCGCAAGATGCCGTAGTGCGCGAGGTAATCTTCCTCAGTAAGAATCACGAAACGACCTCCTGTCGCATCGCATTGATCCGCTTGTCAAAGGTGATGATACGATCAATGATGTGAGTTATCAAATCAGGATCCCCATCATAAATCCTAATCTCATCTTGTTGATAGATGCGCATTTCTGTCTGAATAGCTGTAGGTTTAATACGATACTCAAGACAGAACAAGGCAGCATAAACTTCTAGTTGATGAACGGACGCTTCAATAACCCCCGTCTTCAAATCATGAATTCGTAGTTTATTATGACGAAAACCAATGGTATCAGCAGTACCATAACAATTTGGCGAATAATAAAGAACTTGTTCAGGAGTCATGCGATAGCCGATAGCATCATTAACGTAGAGATTCAAAGTTCTCTTTGCTGCAGGAAGTTTGATCCCTAAACGAATAGCTTCTCTAGCAAACGCATGCAGCTCAATTCCCCGTTTGGCTGCCATTGAAGCTAAGAAAGTTCGATCAAGCTTTTCGTCATCGTAATTGATCCAATGATAATTACTAGCGCTGAGGAACGCGTGGGTTCCCACTAGATTTAAGTGCCTGTTGAAGAGCATCGAGGATCTCCGCTTCATTCTCAGGGTAGATGAATGCCGCGAACCACATTTCATTCAAGTAATCAATCCAATATTCTTGGTTAGGTTGAATGGGAGCATTCTGAGAAGACTTATCCTCTAGAACTGCCCAACGACCACCCCATAGAATTAAAAGGTCTGGAATCCCTTGTATGTAGTTCGGATCGTTTTTCAAGATGAGACATCCTGGGAATAGACGGCGAAGCTTCTTAATGAGTCGAGCTTGATAAACACTCTCTCGCATGTTTTACTCCTGCCGAAAGTAAGAGGGTATGCAATTTTGCTTGATCTACTCCCTTCTATTATAGTCCCCGAAAAACTTGCGTATAAGAAAACAAAAGGTCACGAGGAGCGATATACCCATAACCGGGATATGATGCTGTATCTCGGCCATATATGCCAGCAAATACAAAAGAAGGAAGATGCAAGACAACAGAAGCCACGTGGGCCACGCTATCAAACACTTCTCCGGTGCGTTCGGATATAAGTTCGGCACGCGTGTGGTATCTTGGATAATTTATCTCTCGCATGTACATAACAGCAAACCAACGAGGTTTCCATACGAGATTATCGACATTATTATTCGATCGATCTCCATCTCTTTGAATGATTGATGTGTTCGGATCTTTTGGCTCATAGAGGAAAGCTTCGGCTACTAAACGATGAACCGACATTGTTCTTTGTTGACCATCTCGACTAAGATTAACGAAATACCAGCCGTTAGTGGGGTTCCTTACTAAAGTCAAGAAACGTCCGGTAATGCCATTTCGAACTCGTCCAAGGGTACTTACTTCGTAATTGGGATAATCCTCTATTATTCGGAACAATTCGCCTCGCATTGAGTCTCCTGTCAAATCTGCCAAAAATTTGGCAATAAAACTATTTTTTACAAGACACTTTAAGAAAACTATTATATATTTAGTTTTCTAAAGAGTCGCGCGATAATAAAGTTTTTCCTCTTAAATTTGGCAGATTTGGCAGATTAATGCTCTACCAAGACCAAAACCCACCCAAAGCAGTGTCCTTTCATCCAAGTTTGTACCCATTTATACCCTTTCGTCACTCCTATGTCCCATATTGCCCCATTATGAGTACATTTTTTGAACATTTTAAGACGTGTCCGAATTGCCCGAATTTGTAAAAGGTGCATATACGACATGCGATGGTTTGTACCCTTTCGTCACTCCTATGTCCGCATTTGTCCTTTATGTGCATAGTATGCCGATTCGTTGAAATTTTTCTTGTCATCCAAAGCTTTTTTGATATCTCGATCGATCGTCGAATCTGTTACTAAAACATAGTAATACAAGTCAACATAAGGCGTATTTAATCGATCAATTCTTCCGTGCGCTTGATGCCATTGCTTGTACGAGTAAGGAAGCGAGTAGAATACCATCGCATTAGTGGTCGTACAGTTCCATCCTTCTGCACCCGCTGCATACTGAACAAGATAGATCCACGAGTCACTCTTAGGAATAGCCTCATGCTTGTGGCCGTTGTATTCTGCCACTGCGCAGGTCGACGAAGAACTTTTTAAAGAGCTCCCACTGCCAATCAGTGACGTTTCCAAAGACTCGTTCGAAATCGTTCCGATAGTGTTCAATTTCTGCAGCAATTCCAACTCGTAGTCGAAGTTGTAGAACACAATCAGTCTCGGATGGATGGTTAATAATTGTGATACCTGCTTTAGTCTTTCGGTATGTGAGTTGACAACCTTCCTCATCACAAGGAATAATTCGGGAACGTTCTTCAGGGGTCGATTCGCATAGACGTGCCATTTCCTCTTCACCACCTTCTTATACAGATCTTTATCATAGTCGACGACCACGTCCTTACAATGCCGGATCGTCTGCCTCAAGTAGGGCATCTCTACCAGTATGCTGTTCCGCAGCCTGAGAAGCTTGCTAAGGCCCGTATAACGGTCTACCCTAGGGAACTTACTATACGGACGGTAGATTACGTGTTCTTGCTTGAATTGGGTTTGGTTGTCAAAGAATCCATTTGCGACGAAGACCGGGATATAATCAAGCCACGTATCTCCGGGAGTCGCACTGAGGAGAATCCAGTGATTTCTTCGAGAGATACGAATGAAGCTCTTAACCCATTTGCCGGACCCAACAAGGCGCTGCTCGTCGAAGATGAAGAACGCTCCGTGGAGTTTCTGATACTTGGCGATGTTATTCCAGGAATCGACCGTGAGAACACCTTGCGTGGATGCGGTTGTGCTTTTGCCAACCCCATATCGGACAAACTCCCCTTCCCACTCAAGGGAATCTCGCTTCTTGGCTGTGGTGATGACGACGACGTCCCTCGGCGCTTCTTTTTCGATGTAATAGGCCGCGGCGACTCGGGATTTACCGGTGCCGACCCCGCCCCAGAGGATCTTGCCGTTTCCGAGTCTGGTAAGGGCGTCTTGCTGATGAGGATAGAGATAGGTTTGGAGCAAGATACAGCCTCCTTTTGTCGAATCGAGATCGTATGGAGTATCTCACTCCGCGTACATGATCCAGAAAGCTCAGTCTTCGTTTCAAAGGTACCATGGTAGGTCTCAAAGGTCGTGTCCTCTCGATCAACGTGCTCCCAAAGCAATTGGTCGTAGATGGGGGTCATGACTCCTCCTAAGGATTTCTACCGCATTCAGAACAATGCGGGTATGGGTGATTTGGTGACAAATTCGGGTGTTTGCATCGAGCAGCTCTGATTGATGTGAAACATGGCATATAAGCATTACCATGTGATAAGCAACGATCGCCTCCGACCATATGGACGGCTCGCCCTGAATCTACACAATATCGTTCGTACTTAGTATCTGCCATAGCTTCTCCAAGTTAAAACAAGATGCCCGGTTAAGGGCAGAGCTTGTTTGAGATCAATTCTTCTGAAGTCGGTTCTTGATGATGTGGCGCAACTCAGCCATCGCTCGATGCTGGTGAATCTGCAATTGTGCTATCACCTTGTCTCTCCCGACGAATCCGACGTCGTCCTTCACTATCTGAATCATCTTCGTATAGAATTCGATTCGGACAAATGCAGAATCCGACAGTTTGGTTTCCTCGAGAAAGACGGGATACCACGCTTGAATCATCGCCATCATATCGGCGGCGATCTGATCTGCGTCTTCCATTCCAGTTCCTTTCGTTAGAGGGATCTCATTAGAGCATTTGTAAACTTTACGAAAGAGATAGCTCGTGTTTCCACGAACATCTCTTACCGGTCTTACCGGTTCATCTTGAACCAGTCATAACTTTGAATTGCACGCTTCACGCGGCGTCGTTCGAGCCAACGCTTGATGATAGTCATAGCGATCCTTTCTGTATGGGGGTTCATTAG